ATTGATTAGGTCCAACAGTATTTACGCTGCTCTGTGTTAATTGCATTCCTATATTTGGCGCATCGGTACCATCAGAGGAAGTAGGCAGGAATTTCAATATCTGAGTAAATAATTGCGGCTCTGTTCACGACTGGGAAGTTGCATCTTTACAATACAAGGCAACTAAATCCTGCGTAACTCCAGGATCACTCGCTAACTTCTCAAGAATTACAGCTTCATGATCACCCTGATTTTTCTTATTTAATGCCGTATGATTAACTAAAAATTTCAAAGCAAATTGAGCAAAATTAGTTTGTATTTGTGCTTGCGTCGCCGCCGGCGATGGCTGAGATTGAGGTGTTATTGGTGAATAGGTCATATATTACCTATAACTAAATAAAAGTAAGAAAAACCATTGGCAATATTAAATAAATTTGCTATTGCAGTTTTACCTAAATGATCCTTAGTAAATGTTACTGTAGGGCTAATTACTGGTGTCACAGATTGAGCACAGAAATAACATGATATTACATTTTTCATCACATACGGGGGAAACCAAACAGTATTACCATTTGGCGATCTAGGAAGGTCACCAATTCCAAAATAAACTATTATATTTCCTGGGAGAAAAGTAAAAAAAGATATTTGCCAAGGAAGAGACTGCGATTGATAAATTTGATATGCTGTTACCTGGACTTCTTGGGCATTCCCTTGATATCTTAAAAACAATTGATTAGTTTGATCTGCAACAGGTTTAGAATATAATGATATTTCGCCAATATTAGTTTGTGGTGATGTATTTTGTTGCAATAATTCAATATTAGTATGATTTCCGGCTGATGTTACAGCATCTAAAGCAACATGATTCTTTGCAAATGCATTATAAAGCTGTGAGAAATTAGTTAAAAAATCCCCTTGCGAAACAGCTAAAAAGTCATTACCTCCAGGAATTTTATTATCATATTCATTTATATTCGGACCACTCATTAATTACCTATTGCTAAATAATGGACATCTCTAGTTTGTCCAATATATACTTGAAATCTTATTGTAAATGAAGTGCCTGCGATATTTGTAGGAATAGCCCATCCTATCAATGCATTGCCTCCACTAAAATTCCTTGAACACAATAAAACAGTTCTTAAAGTTGTCGCGGGTCCAGTAAGCGCTAAATTTACAATTTGACCATCAGTTGCATTTGTTATTAATCCTCCATAGACAACAAAAGGACCTGCAACAAATGTATATTGATCACTTACTGTCGAATCAATTTTTACACTTGGATAAGTCAATTGAATAGGTGTCTGACTATTATTTGGCCTATAAAAAATATTAGGTACTGTCGCAATGAGTTTATTATATATTGCTGTTTGTGTTGCCGTTGTTGCTGGATCAACTGCTTGTGATCTAAGGATCAATATATTGTGTTTTCCCTGGAGATCATTATTGCCAAGAGCCGAATGATTTTTTGCAAAAGCGTTGAAAATAGCCGTATAATTAGCTTGAATTTGCCTTTGTGAAATGATCCTTTTAGAATTTGCTTGGGGAATTGTGGTATTATAGCTCAAATTGCCTCCTAGCTAGTTCCACTATATTCAGTTCCCCAGAACCAGCTTGCAAGCGGCCGCCCTGGCTGACTGAAAATAGTCTGCGCTCTCTGGCTGCTCATCTGTCTCAAGCTACGACGCTGCGCCATCTGCAATTGATCTTGGTATATTGGCATCAAATAGGCCATACCTTCCGGATCAGGAAAATCAGTATAGATAAGCTTTGCAGCTATTGCACAAATAAACAGATACCATTCATCAAGCTCCGGTGCATCGCTATTAGCAATCAAATCCGTAGGTTGCTGACTTATTTGGAATTCGACCTGGTAAACCTGTTGTGGCACAGGTCTAAAGGTAATCTGTTGATTATAGAATATTACATCCGTGGGTCTTGATGATTGGTAAGGAACCACAGAAGCATATATAGCAGCACCACTAGGTATAACCAAAGCAAAACTATATGATCCTGTAACATAGTTCACCAAGCCAACTGGAAGATTATTGGTATCAACAAGTAATCCTGTATTACTATTTGCCTGTGGGCTATCTGATATTGAGAAATTAAATCCTGAGTTATCAAATCCTGAAATAATAACCGCAGCTTCCGTAACATTCCCGAAAATATCCTGTTGCGCCCTCAAGAAAGGAAAAGAAGGTATTACCCCTGTGTATGTAAATAATGAACCTGTTCCTACAGCTATTTGCTGATTGACAGTCAACTTCGGCCATCTATTATAAAAAGTAGTTTTATCTTGAAAATATCTTAAAATATATCCTTGACAATATACAGGCGGGGTTATTTGTATATTTCCTGGCGTAGCAGTTACACTTTGCCCTTGGTTATTAGCTGGATTATTTTCATATAGAAATGGGTATGTGTCAACATTTGGAATAGTAGTAAATACATAAGGTTTTGTTAGCTTTAAATTCTTAAATTGCTCAGGAAAATGTAGTGTATAAGCTAGATTAATATAACGATCGATCTGGGTATCTGGCATCTGAGCAGGACTGTACCTTGCTGTCATGCGTCTTACAGTGTTCCTCATCTCGGCTAATTGAACCATAATACTTCCTTACATGCCATTGATAGGATTGCTTGGCGTGCCATTATTATAAATTACACCTTCAAATGAATCCTGGTTGCCATAGGGGAGCGGTAAAGGCGGGAGATATTTACCGCTGGAATCAGGGATTACACTTGGAGGTGTATAAGATGATGGTAAAGGATTTGGATAAGAAAATATATTAAAATTTGTTGAATCCAAATTTAAAGTTAACGTATTTAATGTCACTGCAATAACTTGCACATTCACCAAATTCAATTGAACCATGCCAAATTGCGTAGGAATAAGAAAGCGCACCTTTACACCTGCTGGATACCCATGATTGTTAACCGTTGTTACAACACAAGGATTAGCATTTGTCACCGATGCGATCTTTTGACAACGCAAATTCTCTTGTACCTGCACCTGACTATACCCCGGATAATATGTAACTACACTGACCATTGTAAAACCGCTTTACATTAAAAAGTTACAGGCACGAAAGCATAGCTCTTATTCGAAGTATCTACAGAATGAATTTGACTTGGATTACTTGGATCCATTTCGCCTTCTTTTTGGATAAATTTAGGTCTATAGTAATGTTCGTTAATTTGATCAGCAAATCCACGCGGAATTGTATAAACTTGACCATCTTGAAATGTATACCATTTCACTGGATCATCTTCATATTTCATATAAGTAAGTTTAGCAGGATTTCCAGGCGCCCTACGATTCATAAAACGTCCTGTCACTTTCACATTATCGTAAGCCTTTTGAGCACTGATTTTGTTTTTCAAGCTTTCACCAGCAACTCTTCCAGAAATTAATTTGTCATTAACGACTTTTTCGTCTTCGGAAAGTTCACGCCGTGGAGTAACAGCCAACTCTTGCTTTTTCATTTGCAATTCTTCAATTTCCAAGCGTGTCTTCTGTAATTCCAGTCTTGCTAAATCCAATTCTTGATTTAGTGTTTCCACTTCCATTTCATTACTCATCGAAACCTCTTTTGTTTCTTCTATTTGTATATTTTTAATTTTTTTTTGTCTTGCCATAAATGTACACTTCTATTTTTTATTTGACATTTTGGATCAAAAAAAAAGACAGGGGCAAATGTGCCCTATCTTTTGATTACATCGTAACCATATTCATTCAAAAATTCTATACACCATGAAATTTTATCATCTATTCGCTGGCCATATGGATGAGAATGAGACCAAAGTTCTAAGTTTTCAATTCGATTATCTGTTTTTATACCATTAATATGGTGTACAGTTTCTTTTTCATGAAGTGGTCTTCCTATATATTCTGACATTATGAATACATGCTCAAAAATTGTCCCTTTTTTCTGAGAATTAGGATGACCTCTTCTTAATAAAAGAATATATCCGTTTTTTTTATTTAACCATCTTGTTTCAGGATTAGCTTTAGGACCTGTTTTATAATTACCTTTAAACTCAGGATCTAAACCTAAATATTTTCTTCTTTTTTTACGATCTAATGGTCTTCTCTTTTCTCTATACTCTTCTGTATGCCTATTTTTTTTTGCACATTCAATACATTCCGAATGTACAGCATGTATTGATCCTTTTTTTTTCCAAAATTCATCTCTATTTTTTTCAGTTTTACAACAAGTACATATCTTAGTTAATTTAGGCTGCTTAATTTTATTTCCTAATGCCGTACAATCTTTACCACAATATTTTCTATCTTTTTTAGGTGATTCAAAGTTTTTAAAACATGTTTTGCAAGTATAATGATACATAATCTCCCTATTTTTTTAGAAAGATTGTAGCAAGTGACGGAACTAAATGCAAGGAGATTTTTAGCCTCCTTGCAAATTATTATGTTTTATTAAAACGACCTTACGCCTATGTTAAGAGGCGAAAGATTGTTCTACAGTTGTACATTCCCAGTACCAACTATCTACAGTTGATCCTATAATGCCCCCCGTTGAAGCAGAATTCGTACCATCTCCGGCACCTATTAATATGCCTCTAGAACCTAAGTTTTGTCTTGCAAAACCTAAAATGTCCTGATTTGCATATGGCAATGGACTAGGTAACACGCCCGTTAAATTATTAGTATTACCCTCACCTTGAGGAATCATTACAGGTAATGACTGCGGATACTGAGCAGCCAATATTGAAGCAAATGCAGTAAATGCAGATGAATCAACGTTAGCAAATGTCACAGTTTGCGTACCAACAGCATTGTTAACAGCGGATACAGTGAACTCAACAGGCAATCCATTTGAAGTGCTATTAAGTTGCTGCATTCCATAAGCCACAGGAATTTGGAATCTAACAACATCGCCTATCTGATAATTCTGCTGAACCAAAGTAGTTACTACCATTGGATTAGCTAGTGTTATCTTTGCAATTACCCTGTTTTGAGGATAATATAATGCTGAATCCATAACGGCTGAATTACCCACTTTATAAACTGAACCAACGCTAGTTAAAGCATTTGTTGAATCTAATAAAGTAGTAAATTGGTTTGTTCCGTTAGTTGCTGTAACAGTCATGATAAGCCCACCCAATTGCGGTGCTGATGTCATATTCACGATCCGTACGTTGTCGCCAACTTTAAAACCGTGGTTTGTTCCTGTTACAAATACTGTAGGCTGTCCAGGAGTAAAGCTAGAAATAGCTATAGTTGCGCCTTGAGCATAAATAGAACTATCATAAAGACTAAATCCATTGATAGCCATTACGCCATTTTCGTAAGGAGCAATAGTTCCTGATACCGTACCATTCATCTTAATGATACCGGTATTTGCAGCCATATAAGAAGGGAGGAAAAGTCCTTCCACAATCCTATCTGATGTCAAAGATCCAGAAACGCCAAGAGCAGTTTGACCTGATCTTGTCAAATTCCATAATTGGAATTTAGAAATTTGATTCGGAATAGGTATAAACTTTGGTGTAGATGCAACGTTAACAAATGTTCCATTTACAATTTGTGTGCTACCAGCCATATTCAACCTCCTATAGTGCTACTTGAAGCGTGCAACGTAAGTTGACGATCCAGCTTGTGTTAGTGATGTTGAATACTTGAGCCATCTTCCAACCAGCTGTTTGATATAATCTCAAGCGTGGAGAAGCAATCTCAGGTGGTGCATAGATGAATTGAGCGGAATATCCGTCCAAATCCACCATGTCATAGCTTTCCTGGCCAGGGATAAAGATGTTATAAACATCTTGTCCATTAGCAGAAGCATTAGGCGAAATGCTGCCAAGTGAGGATAATAAGAAACGAATGTTTCGAATTGTTCCCCATTCCGCCATAAGCAAATTCGCTGTATTCGAATATTGTGCAACGTTCTGAAAACCAACCATTTGGTCTAAGTCAGCACTTAAATTAGTGTGAGTTAAGCCAAAGAAGCAGGTTCTTACTGGTGCTGTCAATTCTGTTACTTTTGTGACCTAGTAAACTAGGCGGGAAAACCTCTTCGGATTCTCCTCTCGACCTTTATTTATTCGTCGAGGTCAGACTATCGCATAACGTAAAATAATCCATTGAAATGGGAGATGCTTCTATTTTTAGAATCCCCAAATCTTCTGCTAAATTACGTTCCTCAGGATTTAGTCGTTCAGGCTGAAATTCCACATCACATTCTTCCCAATCATATGAACCATTTTTGGTTAATTTCATTATTTCAAATCTTGATAAATCAGAAATAATTACTTTTTTTTCTAAAATTAATTTTTTGTGAATATATATGCTTTCATTCTTGCCCCTTGTTAACCTTCTACTATGCAGCAGTAAGGCACTCCAAGTCAATTACCCAAGGTTTTACTTCGGCACACACTTTACCGAATTTATCTTCGCCTTCAATCAAGTCCATAATGAATTGAGCATTGGCAGTACGTAATAAACGCACGGCTTTGCTGCAATCCAATGGGCTGATATTTGTTGGGTTATCCGTTCTGTTACTTGTTGACCTATTTCTAGGCGGGCCAAATCTTCTCAGCTGGCCTCTCTATGTCTCCATAGAGTTCAGAGCACCGCATCTATATGTTAAACTTATATTTTGTTAGGATATCCTTATCAATTGGCATTTCAATTTTAGGAAGATCGTAACTCGTTATAGTTGTAACCTTATAGTCTTCTCGCTTGCTGCGTTCAGGCTGACATGATTTACAAATATAATTAGGTGGATAAA